ATCAAGAGCAAGGTAAAACCACAGGCTTCATTGATTGCACTAGGGGGTGGATACTATGCCACTGGTACGGACAATCTCAAAAGACTACTTGAAAATCTTCCAAAAAAGTTGTATTATAGTGATCATCAACCCAGCAGTTGGGATTGGCATGATCGCGTGATAGAACAGGTATAGTATGAGCAGTTGCAAACTAGTAATCAAAGACGAAGTAAATGTGAAGTTCGAGAACCTCAGCCTCGAGTGGCGTAAGAGACTGTCCAACAAATTCAAATACGAGATACCATACGCAAGACACCTGCCCGCGGTAAAACTAGGCAGGTGGGATGGCAAGGTCAGTTTCTTCGGACTAGGGGGAACTACATACTTAAATCTTGTCGATCAGATACTGCCAATACTAGAGGACGGTGGGGTGTATGTGGACTTCGAGGATCACAGGGAACAACACAACTACGAATTCAAGTCCGTGGACAAAGACTACCTAGCACACATCACATGGCCGGACAACCATCCATGTGCTGGACAACCAATACAACTCAGAGACTATCAAGTGGAGACCATAAACAAATTCATCGAGAACCCGCAGTGCATACAGGAGATTGCCACCGGGGCAGGTAAGACCATAATAACCGCGGCGTTGTGTCAATTAGTGGAACCTTATGGCAGGACACTGACCATCGTGCCGAACAAGAGTCTGGTCACACAGACCGAAGAAGACTTCTTGGCGTGTAATCTCGATGTTGGTGTGTACTACGGTGATAGGAAAGAACTAGGCAGGTTCAACACCATAGCAACTTGGCAAAGTCTGAATGTGTTAGAAAAAAAAGCGAAGGACGAACATACGACTGAATTTCTAGAAGCCATACAAGGGATCAACACTATAATCATAGACGAGGTACACATGGCCAAGGCAGATGTGTTGAAGCGATTGCTTACAGGACCTTTCGCACACTGTGGCATACGTTGGGGACTGACAGGCACCGTACCAAAGGCGGACTACGAATTCATGGGATTGAAATGTAGCATAGGCGAAGTGGCCAACAGGATACAGGCCAGTGAACTACAAGATAAGGGAGTATTGGCCAACTGCCATGTCAATGTGCTACAGACACAAGACCATCCGCAGTTCAAGACATACGGGGAAGAACTTAAATGGCTCACAACAGACCAAACACGGATGACGTGGGTGGCACAAACTATTGAAAGCATAGCCACATCGGGCAACACACTGATACTAGTGGACAGGATCTCCGCTGGTGAGATCTTGGAGAAGAAAATAAAAGACGCGGTGTTCGTGTCCGGAGCAACCAAAAACACAGACAGGAAGGAACAATACGATGAAATATCTACTGCGACAAATAAAGTTATCATTGCCACATATGGAGTTGCCGCTGTTGGCATTAATATTCCTAGGATTTTTAATCTTGTTCTCATAGAGCCTGGCAAGTCATTCGTCCGGGTGATACAGAGCATAGGACGTGGGATCAGGAAGGCGGAGGACAAGGACAGTGTGCAGATCTGGGACATTACCAGCAGTTGCAAGTTCGCGAAAAGACACCTAGGGGCAAGGAAAAAGTTTTACAAAGAGGCCAATTACCCGTATAATATAGAAAAGATAGATTATGAAAATCCTTACACTTGATGACAGGACATACAAATTAGAGAAGATACCAGAATGGGTGGATGAGAAATTGAGATTCGCCGTGTTGGACAATTCTGATCCAGCAAATCCAGACTTCTTCTACATACCACTTATTTTCCTAGAGAGTTTCAACGCCCCAGCGGCGGTGTTGGAGATAGGTGATCACAAGATCAAGATGCCACTGGACTGGAAGATGCTGATAGGCGAGGCAGGTCAATCCGAAATGCATGTGCTACCAATCACCAGTCTCAATGACAGGGGATTTGACGCATTCACGTTCAACCCTTTATCCAGTACCAAACCCGAATTCATGCCCATAGACGTAGTGGACATCTACACTGAAGTAAAATGGTACTTCCCAAAGATCAAGTCAGGACAGATGTTGGCAGTGCCGTTGACCAATGGTCGTAGACCCATGTGTGCTTATTTCGTAAAAGACATATCCAGGCAGTGTGAACAGGTGGATTATGGCTCAGTCTGGTAGACGCACTATAACCATAGACGCACCTGTTTTAATAACCAGCAACAGAATAGCGGTGTGGATGGACGAGGATTGGATGAGGGATTTCTTTGATTGGTTAAGGAAAAATAAATTTAAGATTTCGGCTATGAATCATCAACAAAAGAAAATAAAATTAACTTTCGTAGATGCCAAAGAGTGCACTATGTTTGGATTGAAATATGCCAGCAAAAAAAAGTAACACAAAGAAATTCTTTGATCTCAGGAACGGGTTGAAGGCCGTGGACTTCAGGAACAAGGACTACTATGACAGGATCGACGACAAGGAGAAATCCCTGTATTCACCTTACATGCTGATGAGATATGTGTCGAGCTGTTCTTCGAAGGATCAATTCTACGTGGAACACTACGTGGAGATGGTGAACGAGTGCGTGAACAAGCACTGCTTCACGCTGGGCAAACACAAGAAACTGTTATGGATACTGACCGCCATGTGTGGCACATTACAACAACAGTTCCATCCATGGATCAAACCCATGAAGCGTGTGCCAAACAAGAGTTTAAAGAAACTACAGGAGATCTATCCCAATTGGAAGGAAACCGATCTCGAGACACTAGACAAGGTGATCACAGACAGAGAACTAGAGGAACTGATAGAGGCACATGGCATCGACAAATAAATGCACCTACTGTGGCAAGGAGTTCGCCAAGGAGAGGACCTTACAGGTGCACCTGTGTGAACCGAAGAGGAGATACCTACAGCGAGATGAGAAGTGGGTGGTCAATGCGTTCATGGTGTTCCAGAGGTTCTACAAGATACACCAACACAACGCCAAGGATAGGACCTATGATGATTTCGTCAAGAGTCCGTACTATAACGCGTTCGTGAAGTTTGGCAGATACATCATGCACATCAACCCTTTGTATCCAGACAAGTACATAGACTTCGTTTTGAAATCTAAGATCAAACTGGACCACTGGGCCAGGGACGACCTGTACGAGGAGTATCTGATAGAGACACTGAAGTCGGAACCTGTGGAGGCCGCGCTACAGCGTAGCATAGCCACCATGATGGACTGGGCCACGGAACAACACGCACAATGGTCGGACTACTTCAGATTGGTCAACACCAATCGTGCCGTTCAACACATACAACAGGGTGCAATCAGTCCATGGCTGTTGCTAGGTTGCGAAGCAGGCAAGAAAATGTTAAAATCATTCAACGACGAACAACTACAGATGATTGAGAGATTCATAAACCCAAGTTTCTGGCCCAGCAAGTTGAAGAGCTATCCGGCTGACCTTATGCTGGTAAAAGAAACAGCCAAGGAGGCTAAGATTGTCTAAGATAGATCTAGAGATTACTGATAACTTGGATTTTGAAGATGGCGACTGTGCCGTAATAATAAAGCACGATGGATCCATAGGCAAAGTGATAATGCCAGACATGAACAGGAATATTTTAGAATCAGAGGGCTACAAAAAACTGCTGGATGTGTTGGAAGTCTTACAACCGGGATCACGAGAGAAGATGATACAACACGCTGAAAAAGGCAAAGGGAGTATGCACTAATGCCTGATGTGGACATAGACTTCTTCGACAGGGACGGAGTGCTGAAACTTTTCAAACACACACCAGCATCAATAATCAAAGACGGCAAGACCGAGAAACACAAGACCGGAGTTTACTTCCACGCAGTGCCTGAACACCCTGTGACAGGAAACTCTTCGTTAGACTACAAGAAAGCCGAGGACAGGGGATACTTCAAGATAGACATGTTGAACGTGAACATCTACAAGCAAGTGAAGTCAGAGCAGGAACTGGTGGAACTCATGATACAGGAACCGGATTGGGACATGTTGAAGGATCCAAAGACCGTGGAGAACCTGTTCCACCTAAATGGACACTTCAACATAGTGTCTAAACTGGAACCTAAGAATATAGAACAACTGGCCGCTGTGTTGGCCATAATACGTCCTGCAAAGAGACAGTTGATGTACAAGGATTGGCAAGACATAATGAAGGAGGTGTGGACAAAGCCCACAGACGGCTCATACTTCTTCAAGAAGTCACACGCAATAGCCTACGCACAGGCCATAGTGGTACAGATGAATCTCATCACAAGAGCTAAATATAGTTTTGATGCTACATCAAAAACCTAAAAAAAAGACACCCAAACATCCTAGTAAAAAACATCGCAGTTCCAAATTTTCCGAGTACGGATCATATCAGCCAAACAATCCATTGACCAAGTACGTGGAAAGAGTTAATGGAATAAATTGTACTGAAAAGAACTAGACTGGTTTTCTAACCAATTGGATTGTCCTACGCTTGACGCGTTTTTTTGAGATATCAGATAATCTCACTGTTGGTCCGTGAACTATCTCAATATCCTTGGAGTTCAAAGTTACTAGTGTAGTCCTAAAATATCTGAACTCACCTTTGAGAAATATGTTGATGGGCAGTTTTCTGTTAGACTCGTGCCACCATGTCTCTCCACACTTGAGATACTTCATCTTGTCTTGTGGTAGCATCAATCTACCGTAATCATAGAAACTGATAACATTGTCGTCTTCGTTCTGTACTATGCCCACATA